GGCCAGCCAAGGTGCTGATGAGTGGCGAGACACTCTGCCCATGACTAATTGATTAATATTTGGAGATTGTTCTCATCAGCGATTGCAAAGTATAATGAGAATATTCTATGTGCAATAAAAATAGTGAGCTGTCAGATCAGGGAGATGGTGGTCCTATAAAGTCAGATTGATGGGATGGGATGAATAGATCCTCAATGTCTGAGATCCGGATCTGGATCTTGTGGCCAGCCTCCAGGAGAGGATAGATCTTTTGATAGAATCTCTTGAAAGCTGGAGCTGAGTGAGGGATATATCCGGTCCCTATTGTGTTATTGTTTGCACCATCAGACAGCAGCAGGCATCCATCAGTATCATCATCATCATTGCCAATATGGATATAGACATAGTCAAAGCCAGGGACATTGAGGATCTGGATATGCCACTTGAACCAGGAATATCTGGATCTATAGCTCTCAGTCTTTGGGGAGATCTCTTTCCTCAATCCCAGCTCAAAGACTCCATCAGGGATTCTGGTCTCTCCCTTGATCTTGATCTCCCTGAATTCATCCTCCAGGCAATGACAAAAGAATGCCCAGTCAATATAGAATAGTCCCAGTGTGCTCTCTTTGTTTCCTGAATATCTGCCCAGTTGGATCTCTTTGATCATTGTATATCACTCCTAATTTTCCAGCCAGCCCAGAGGCCTATGACCACTGCTGACTTTTCCCACCAGGTCCACTGATTGCCACCATGATCTATATAGGTGGTCTCAGCTGGAGGATAGTGGAATTCCATTTGTAGACTATAACTATTCCGGACTTGACCCAGGAGAGGGATGATGACCTGACTGTGATCCAGATCTGCAGACCAGGTGGCTCCACTCAGACTATCAGACCCAGACCAGGTCAATAGTGAATCAGCCTCTAGTGATGGAAAGAGTATAGGAGGGATAGAGTCACCATGAATATCAGCAGAATCCAGAGACCCAGTGAGAGAGTCCAGCCAGGCATTGAGTCTGGCCACTTCTTTTGAGGCCTGGTCCAGTGCTGCTGATCTTTCTTTTCCTGATGATGGATCATATGGGACCATCCCAGCTGTGGCTCGCTGGATGATGTCCAGAGTATCAATCTGGACTAGGATGCTCTCAGGCTGAGCTGGTGGGATATCATATTTTGATTTTGCTCTTTTGTATCCATCCCACTCTGAGAGCAGGATGATGGTGGCCAGTGCCACCAGGACCAGAATGACCCTAGTCCAGAGATTCCCTTGATTTTTCACTTGACTGTCCTCCCTTGAATGCTTGGGCTGAGGTCTTGACTCCCATGAGCAATGATGCCCACATGATTCCAGATCCCAGTGAGATGACTGCTTTCTCAATCAGCTGAATATTGACAGCCTGATCACCAGCTGCTGCTATGGCCACCAGTGTGAATGAGAATATTGTGCTTATTAATAAGACTATGAATGCCAGGACTTTTGAGAGTGTCCAATTGATTGATGATGTCATGGTCCCACCTTTCCTGCTGCAATTAATTTGATGAATGATGCCCAGAATGATTTGACAAATAATCCCAGGATGCTGGCTCCCAGGATGGCTGCTATTTTATTGACCTTTTTCTCAATGCTGATCCTGAATCTCCTGTTGGCCTGGACATCATCTATCAGGGATCTGGCATCAGGATCTTTCAGTTTGTCACCCAGGAGGAGAGTCATGATCTTTTTGCTGTCACATGAGATCTCATCCATGGAGATCCTCAGCTGGTCAATCTGCTCTTGCTCATCTAGTGGACACATTATAGCCAGCTTTTTCAAAGGTCTGCATCAGTAGAGTCATATCATTCCTCATGATAGTAGTGTCCTGTCTGATGCTCCAGTGAGAGATCATCTTTTTGGCCACTTTCAGGATATCTATATTGTCAAATGGTTTGGCTATAAAATTGAATTTTCCATCATGTTTGACCTGGCCACTCATGAGAGTGATACCCAGGCTCTCTCCTCTGGATCTCAGATATATGGCAAAATCTTCACCACTGATTCCATGAGCCAGATTAATATCCATGATGATCCCAGCCAGATCCTCTGTGCGCTGGATGATGTCATCTGCCAGATCCACTGATTCTGCAGTGAGGATCTCCAGACATCCAGCCTGGTCCTCCAGGATCAGCTTGAGAGCTTTGAGCATATTTATGTCATCATCTACTATCAATATTCTGGGGAGCTTTTTACACATGGGAGATCTCCTGATCTTAGATGATGAATGTGATGAGATAATAGATGGCCACTCCCAGTCCAGCTCCGGTCAGAGATCCACCTAGATCCCAGACAAAGACATCCTGGAGGGAGAATCCATCTGAATAGAATAATTGCTGGATGATCCATGGCTTTCCTAGACCCTTTTTCCAGCATGGTTTGAATCCATCACCGACATCCCAGAGAATCCCTATGACCCAAGCACACAGGGATCCAATGAGAGTGCCGAAAAGTATTGCCATCCCTGGAGCCCAGAGAGTGGATAGATATATGATGATCTTGAAAGTGAGGACTGCAGCTGCCAGCATAGATCCAAAGAGGTGGATCATGTTATGCCAGGACCAGATCAGATGATCTAGATCATGATTGACCCAGAATCTCACTTGGTCCCACCATCATCTGGAGTCTCATCTGCTTGGGAGATCTCAGATGTGGTGGACTTTGGTGGAGCTGGAGAGATCTGCTTGATCTCTTTTTCTGATAGCCTGGTGAAATTGGAGGAGGATACTGGACACTCAAAGTCAGTGACCAGTATCTCATCCTGGGGTCCCAGGAGATCTGAGACATATTGGCCATCACTGATCTTTTTGACATGGATCAGGATGACTGGCTTTGATATTCTTTTAGATCCTGTAGGACTGACCACCACACTCATGGGATGCCTGGGAGATCTCAGAATCATATTAGAGTTTTGCATTTGATTCTCCTTCTGTTATGTTCGCAATTACTGACCTGCTTTTACTTTAAAAGACTCATGACAAAATCACGTTAGCGTATAATACCTATTAATCTTTTTAATCGTGGCCAGGAACGGGATCTCGTTTGCATAGCGTTCCAACTGGCCAATCAATACATCTGAACCGGTGAATATTATTTTGGTCTTATTCTCTATGCTGAATTGTAATGTTAAATACTTTCCCGATTCATTTTTGCTATACTGACTTTTTTTTATCCTGAAACCCGTGACAAGAATTGGCCTGTTCAAAATATTGTCTATCCGCTCCTTGTCGCCATCCAGAGGCTGCTCCTCGGTTGTGAAATCTGCGAACTCTTTCACAAAACACTCATCACCTCATCAGCAATCGCCTTGCACCTGTCAACAAAATCCCGGTATTCGATGTAGGCGGGATCCTGCGGGTCGAGATGCATGAGCGCAAACTCATCATCGACATCAAAAATAGATCTAATTAAAGCCACAATGATCTTTTTTCTATCTACAGGAGTTGAGACCTCAATATAATCGTATTTGAATTGTGCCATGGTCCCGCCAATGCCATCGTCCATCGTCGCATCCGTGATATTGAACCTCACTTGCAGACGCCGATTACGAAAAACGGTTAGATCTGGCCGCTGTATGCTTGTTCCCTTACCCATAATTAACCCCATATCTTTTTATTAGATTGTTTGTGTCTGCCCACTTAAACCACCCCCAGTAAGCCGGAATTGAAGCAACCTTATGGCTCTTATGTTTCTGCTTAAATCTGGCTACAATGGATTTTCGAACGAGTGTGTATCCGTGGAAAAACCTATATCCGAGAAAATCAATACCCCGGGCATCAACAGGAAATACTTGCCAATCCCCTTTGAGTTGAAGGTTGAGGCGTTCTGATAGATACTGATCTATCAATCTGCGATATTTATGCAGCTCACGCTTGCCCTTTGAAAGCAGCACCATGTCATCACAATAGCGGAAGTAATATTTGACACCAAGGTGTTCCTTAATCCAGTGATCCATATCAGAGAGATATAGATTCGCCAAAAACTGTGATAGATAATTGCCTATTGGAAGCCCGATTGATGAATCAATGATTTCGTCGATCAACCAGAGTAAGCGAACGTCCTTGACCCTTTGGCGAATAATGTCCTTCATGATCGTATTGTCAACCGATGGGTAAAATTTTCTGACATCCATCTTTAAGCAAAATCGTGTCCCTGCCTGATCACCCATGGCCGACTTGATACGTCTCACTCCCTTATGCACTCCACGCCCTTTGATGGACGCCCAGGTATCATTGATGAAATGAGAAATCCATATCGGCTCCATCACATTCATGATCGCATGATGGATAATTCTGTCTGGGAAATAGGGGAGCTTCAATATCTCACGCTCTTTCCCATATTCATTGCGGATCATTCTTGTGTATGTCGAGTTTTTGAATGTCTGATTAAGCAGCATTTCTCTGAGTAGGTGTAGAAACTTCTCTGGTGCTGCATTAATCATCTTCACTTCCCGGTAATGACCCTTTCCTTTACTCGCCCTCTTATGGGCTTCAATGAGATTTTCCATCGAACAAACTTCTTCATATAAATATCCAAGACGCTTCATGTGCTTGGATGTCCCGGAGCTTTCGAATCAAAATGACCTACTGACACCATATGGGAATCGCTTTGTGTTTTGCCAAGAGGCAAGGTCTTTGTGGTTACGACTTCAAGCATAGCTGACCGCCGATGTTCACATTGTCATTCGAAGAGGCGTTATTCGCATTCACGTAGAAAACGCCTGCTGTCGAACCGTTATTCGCATTACTGCCCAACAGGAGCACCTGCTCCCACAAAAACCCGTAAAAATTTTTCAAAAGCACAGCCGACCGCCGACGCCCACACCGCCACTCGAAGAGGCGCTACCCGCACCCACGCAGAAAACGCCCGCCGCCGAACCGCTACCCGCACTACCGCCCACCAGGAGCACCCGGTAATCCTCGACCCAACCACTACCGAGATTGTCGTAGTAGGTATAGAAATAATCGGTGATTTTTGTAGAGCTGGTTGCACCGACTGTGAGAGGCAAAAAGCCTCGCATTACCTGGGACAAGGTGGACTGGTATTCATCCAGGAGAGCCAGATCTCCGACCTCTTCATAATTTGTTTGAGTATCGTCTGCAAAATTGGCTTCGTTGTTACATGCGAACAAGCGACTATAAGCCCCGGCCTCATTATTGTAGATGTTAACCCCATCTATAAAGGTCCAGACATTCCCAAAGAAATTTTCGATCCCTCGATAGGTCATATAAGCGGTGTTGCTATTGCCACCCACCGATGCTGATCCATTGCCGTCCGAATTTGATTTCCCAGCCTGCCCGATATAGCTATCAGCGACCCATGATCCGCCTGAGAGTGCTGTTCTGCCTTCGCCTATCGTGGTCTGTGAATCAAAATCTGCATATTCCGTCAGATAGAGCAACTGGGCAGCACTCATCAAATCAAAGTCCATCTCTCTCCACCCGGCCCCACGTTGCGATGCCGCACCTCTAAACTCGGCACGTGTTTCATTCACCTTTGGGAACTGACCCGATATTGAGCAGAGTATATCTCCAGCGGCATACAGGCTCGTCACAATGTCGGCACTGGCTACCATGGCACCAGCTGTGGCATCATATAGACTTGCCTCATAAGCACCCACATATCTAAAATCAACCTCCTGGCCGTCCTTGATAAACGCAGGGTGCACCGTAAAACCCTCTACGGGTTGTGATGCGATTTCCCAGGTATGCGATGGAGCTGAATAACTGTACTTGTACCAGAATTTAGGGATCTGGACCATGACCTGACCATGCGATTGATCCGTGATGGTTGCTGGCTGGCCATTGTCTTTTAGTGTACTGTCATCGGGATCGAGAAAGTAGAGCACGTTTCCGGAGTCATCCAGAACGCAGCGTTTCATGGCTTCCTGAATAGGCATAAATGCCGATGGTGATGCTCCGATAGCCTCGCCTGTCAGTGCTCCGGTTCTGACATATACATCGGTTGTCTCGTTCCATCTAACACCGTAATATGGCGCAGAGGATATCCCACCGGTGACGATGAGAGATCCGACTAAACGACCAAAGCCTGTGGATGGAAGCCAGTCTCCTCTCAGGTTATGACCTGACCTGGTCACCTCTTGAATTTGCTCAGGCATCATGATCTATCTCCCGTAAATTTCTAGTGAGACTTGGATATTGTTTCCTGCTGCATCAATCTGGACCTCACTTGCATCATCCTTTACAAAGAAAGCTCTGGAGTCATATTGATCTAGTGGGAATCCCTTTGGTGGAGTAGAGCTGCCATCTACATGAGCAGCATCCATCCCCACAAAAACTAATGTGGATGTATTATTGATGACTCTGACTGCCACTGCATCCGTATTGGATACAGGACTGACTGGAGTCCCTGATGTGATGACTGTGGCCTCATCAGCATCAATGACTTTCAGTGCCATTTTTCTCAGATCTTTTGCGCTTGGTTCCATTGTTTGTCTCCTTTGATATGCTGATAATTTAAAATATTATAAATCACTTACTAAACTTATTGAGGGACTCATGGGCTGGTCTGGTCCGAAAGTATAGGACCACTTGATGCCACCCACTGACCTCACTCTCCAGATCACAGGATCTAGATCATCATAATTGAATATCACATAGAATGGAAAGAGAGATCCCTCAATGATGTCCATCATCTCCTGCAGGCTCTCAAAGTCCTTGATGGTGGAGATCTGGAAATCTACAGACCAGGCTGGTCTCTTTCCATATGCTTTCTCAGTCTGGACTATTCCAGCCAGGCTCTGCTGCTGCAGTATTCCAGGAAAGTCTATATCTCCTGAGAGGCCACTGTCTGGCTTTACTCCATTGAATTCATACATCTGACCCATGACCACCTGACCCACCAAGGCATTGACTGCTCTGGCAGTGGCTCCCCATTTATTGAAATCAGTGAAAAAGTATCTAGCATCCACCTCATCAAATTCCTGCAGATAGAATCC